TTATCAAGTAAGAGGAGAGTATCGGATGATGATACTTCTCCTACACCTAATAATGTCAAATCGGATATCTTACGAGTTGCCACTACATACCCACAATAATACTATCAAGTATATTTATACAGTTTTTTTGAAGAGAAAAAATCCCTCACTACCTTCCCAGTAACCTTTGTCCCAAGTATGGTATGCATTAGGGTATAATTTAGCTTGACTTTCTAGTGGTCTCTCTTTCCATGTACACCCTTCTCCTGACTCTCCATAAAACATATAGTTGTCCATATGAAATCTAAACAACATATCACACGCAGGATTTTTAACTATCAATAAGTTTGGTGCAAACTCTGAAGGTTTTGTAACTTCTACTTCCTGTATTCTATATGGTTCATCCATGTAACTGTATCTGGATGATGTAAGATACTTATAATCACCTATCTTTTTGTGTTCTACTATAATGTGTGCCCATTTTGTAGGATTAGATGCTGCTTGAGTCCAGTTATCAAACTTACCCTCAAACCATTTACAAAACAAATCTCTATTCATCTAAAAGGACACCTCCTTTCTTTGTCATTCCTATTCATTATTATATCCCAAGTTTTAAATTTTGCAAAGAGTCTCAATGTGTTCTGTTGCTTTAGTTGGGATGATAGTTCTGGAGGTGGTGTACGCTGTTCCAGTTGTACCGAACTTTTGCACGGGAACCTAATTAATGAAATTGGTGTGCCCTTTCGGATGTACACATCGTTATCTAATAACTTGATGCCTATGACTATAGGACGGAACCAAGAAGATATAGGAAACGTCCCTTGGACGACCTCCATTCCTTCTCTTGAAAGTGTTGCAGGTGATAATTGTTCAATCCATACATCCTTTTTCTTTGTCCAGAAAAACCAGTTGAACATCATCTGTATCTCAGGATACTCACCTTCTAACCACGTTTCTGACAAATGAAAATACTGATCAAATGCTTTCTGTGGTAAATTAGTTTCTAGTCTATTATCCTTAAACTTGATGCCAAGGTCAAATGGTTGTTCAATGACAAATGTATTTTTATAATATTCTTTAAATGCAGGACACTTAGAATGATCATAGGAGTTATCGTACCCCACCAAATATTTTTTTGGAGCACCTACAAACTCAGGAGGGAATTGATCACCATCTTCCCCTATCTTATATGACCAGTATACCTTCACTCTTCTTCTTTTAGTGCTTCCTCTATCTCTATTTCAAGTTCTTCTGTTTTCTTAGCAGCTGCTTCAGTCGCTTTAGTAAATTGCTTTGCAGCAGTTAAAGGAGCGTTAGGGTTTGCTTTCTTTTTATACTTAGATACGTTTATCTTTTTCTTCTTACCTTTATTTGCTTTTGCTTTCTTAATTACTTCGATAGCATCACCAACAGTGACAATCTCTCCCGCTTCTTCATCAGCGATTTCGATACCAAAGCATTCTTCTAAGAACATAACAAGTTCTACCATGTCCAGACTATCAGCATCTAGATCAAGAAATTTGCTGTCCCATTTGATATCTTCTATCTCCACTCTATCTCCTAGAGTTTCTTTAATAGCAAGACGTGCTATTTTTAACATAGTTGTCTTACCAACACGCTCAGATGTTTTGAGCAGTGTTTTAATTTCAGAATAAGTTTTGTTGTATGACATTAGAGGTAAACTACTTGTTCAGTTTGACAGGTATTCCTGATGACATCAAGAACACGAATGAATTCATCTCCATCATCGCAATCAATGGTTCTGGAGACTCCCTTACTACTTATCAGTATAAACTGTCTCTTTGTAATGTCAATGCTAACTCTATCAAGGTGCTCATCAGTCATGTAAAATCAGTCGAATGCTCTCAGTGTAGCACACTAACTCAGATTTGTAAAGTGGGGGTCGGATGCTGCCCTACTAGCACGTCTGATGGCTGCTTCTGCCTTTAACAAAAGTTTTTTCCCTGCTTCTCTATTTTGCTGCATATGCAGCATAGCATCATTGGTATTATCTTCTCTTACTAACTCTTCTACGTAATCTTCTAAATGTTTCACAAGAATGCTTTTTAAAAATTGTGCTTCTTGTTTTGTTACTGACATGTGATGAAAGGTCATGTTAATCTTTGAACTCTACAATCAATTCAAGTATATTTCTGCACCAGTGATGTTTACATTGGCGTCTGAATTAACATTGATAGTACTAGTAGCTGTTGTTTGCATACTACCAGTAACTGTAATGAAATAACTATGGGATTGGGGAGCGTCAACTGCACCGACAAAGTTTCCACCCGCTAAAGGTGTCTTACTATTACCGTATACAGTGTCCCTAACTTTACCAAAAACAGTATGGTATTCATTCCCACTGGTAACCTCATATCGAGTACCTAAAGTCTTGAATGCCATGTTACCTTCACTGTGTACTGAATATACAGCAGTTGGTTTTTGGATTCTAATTTCATAATTACCCTTTACGTTCTCTTTAACAGAACCGCCCGCACTCAAATCATTTTCCAAGAACGTTGTCTTGTTTGTGTAGGCATTGGATTTCAATCTCATTTCATTGGCAGCTTGTATTGCCAAGTTCTCATCTGATTGAATAGTACATACACCACCGACTTGCATCTGGTAGTTACCATTCACTCTATCAAATCTGTCACCCTCAACTTCCGTGTGCATATCACCTTCAACATAGAGGTTGACATCACCAATAACTTGTAGAACCACTCTATCTGTTTTAATGTCTTTACCGACTTTTATAACAAGATTATGGTCTGACAGAATATATGTATCATTTTTAGACTTTAGATAAGTATCATTCTTCTCATCTAAGTCGATGAAATTACCATTTGCATTGAGGATTCTGATTCTCTCAGCATCCTCAGTGTTGTTCATTTCAATACGATGTCCTGCAGACGTTTCTTGTATCCAGTTCCTAGGATACTGTACTCTAGTCTGTGGAGAATCGTTTTCTTGATTAGTTCCACCTTCAAATAAATCTGTCATTAGTATCCATAACCTCCTTGATTCTGTTGCGTATTATTATTTTGCTGATTAGTTTGTTGTGTAGTTTGCTGATTAGTTTGTTGTGTAGTTTGCTGTGTTGTCTGTTGTGTCGTATCTGTATTTACAGTAATATTGTCATCAGTATTAGTGGTTGTCTCAGTGCCTGTAGTTGTTTCTTGTGTAGTTATCATGGGATGTCCTACGCAATCTATGTAGGTCTGAAGTTGTAAAATATTACTCTCTCTGATCTCTCTAGGACCTGAGTATTCATATATTACAGAGAGTTTTGCACCTGTGCCCTCACTGTCTTCGATAACAGGTTTGACAAATCCAAGTACAGTTTTTGTAATTGTAGGTCTTATAAGTCTACCTTGACTGTCAACAGTATATGTACCAATCTGTTGTTTATCTTTACCTGTACCTATAGTGATAATAGGATTCTTATATCCTTTACCAACATTGACTACCTTAACCTCATTTACTCTTGGTATTAGATCACCGCACTTAGCATATATTGCTGTAGCATTTGGTGGTATTACGAGAGTTGGGAACTTCTCGGTAAAGTTAAGTGTAAACTCGTGTCCAGATTTAGTTCTAAGTTGTAATCCAGCAACTAGATTAGAATTAAATGATGTATCTATAGTTGCTAGTAGTATATGATCTTCATCATAATCAACATCAACAACTTGTAAGACGTCAGGTGATGATGTAGTGACTTGCTCTATATACTCACCATCCTTTACATGTTCTTTTAATCCTATTTTCTTTACCTTGACTCCATATTGTTCGTTAGGACAGAATGTAGTAGCAGGATCAAATCCATATCCTATACCAGATTTTATAACCTCTATTGAATCCACTACACCATTAACAATATTTGGTTTAAATTTAGCACCACTACCCTCTGGTTCATTACATGTAAATTGTGCTCTAACTTGTGCTTCTCTGTTTACGTTCTTACCTTTCTTTCTCATCAATACACCAAGCATTTGACCTATATCATCTACAATTGCTATTGCTTTGATTGGAGTAGTTGACTGTAAATTATCCCACACTAATTCTGGGAAGCATGGTTTTCTGTTCAATATGCCACTGTTACAATTCAACGCAGCAGTTGCGATTTCACCATCTGAAGTATAGAAATTGATGCTCTCAAACCTTTCCAAAGGTCCTTTCTTGTCATCATCATCAGCATCGTCTTTGTCTCTACCTTTCTTCTTACCACCAACTCCAGTCTCAAATACAGATGCACCAATAGCACATGATAGTGAACCCTCACAAAATAAATCAATGAACTCTAAAACTTTGTTAAGGATACCTTGTATCTTATCAGCAGAACCCTTGATAGCTCCCATAACACCTTTCAATATACCCAAGGCATCTTTTATCTTATCCATCAACTTCTTCATAATATCACCTAGGATATTTTGAATAAGACATAGTGCTGTATCTAATACGTTCTCTAACAAATCTTTTAATAATCCCTTGATAAAGTCACCTATCTCACCAAGTATTTGTTTGAATAAACAAGATACTAAATCACCAACATCTTTAAGTTGTTTTCTAACTGCATTATCTTTATCTGGATCTGGTATGCTAAGTTTATCTAAACCATCTGTTACAAGTTTATCAACCTCCTCCATAACCACACCTTTGATGTTTTGTGTAAGTCCTCTAATCTTTGTGTTTATCCTGTTTGATACACTGTTGATTTCCTTTTCAAGATCAACAATATCACCTGTTTTTTTATCAATAAACTCATCAATCTCATTTTTTTCTATACCACGAGCAAACTTCATAAACTCTGCCATAGGACCTTCAAGTTTTGTAGCAGTCTCTGATCCGCACTTACCGTTACCGACTTGAACTGTTACTTTCTTGTCATCATCTGCTTTTTTTCCTGCGTCTGACTCACCTTTTGTACCACCTGTTTTATTGTTACTGGTAATCTCGTTTTTTTCTTGGAACAATACCTCCTTTTTCTTATCTAAACCCGTTTTGCTATCTTTCTCGATGTTATTTTCTGAGTTTGGAGTTGCACTACCCGTATCAATATGGTGTCTTGCATCATAATCACCAGCAGCTAATTGTGCAAACCCCTCCTCTGATCCTTTATCTGTAGCATAGTTTGTATCTGGATTTTCATCAGTTATAGATCCCATAACAATAGGAATCTGTGCTGAAGCACCATCCATAAAAAATCCAACAACCCAACTGTTAAGTTGTAGTTGGTGATGAGATCCAATACCAGACTTTTGTGCATATATTGGTGGCATCAATACCTGTGCCCATGGTAAATGCTTTGTTGGTAACTCTGCTCTACTTGAATTGTGGTATCCTACAATTCTAACTTTTACTTTATTGTTATAGTCAAAATCTTTCTCATCTATCTCTTTAGTTTCTACATCATAGGAACCATCACCAATATTCTCCACCTGTCCAATCCACCAATTGAACCCATCTTTTCCTATAAAATTAGCAGTTGATTCATACATGTTATGCACCAGGACTATCTGTTACTAATGTGAGTGCTGTACCCATCATGTCGTCACCACTATAGAAAGTTCTTTCTAATCTTGCGATGACATATTTACCACTGTTCTCTTCATCTAGTTCTCTACTTCTACCTTTAAAAGTCTCAAGTTCAACAACTTGACCAACAGTTAAATCAAACTTACCAATATATTCTACGTCAACAAATTTATTGTAAAATAATTTTTCTCTAAGCGATGCTTGTGATAATTGCTTTGTAAGTCCTGCAGTATGAGTTCCTTCAGTAAAAAGTGCAGTATCTACTATTTTTGACATAATACGAGTGGAGGAAGTATCCTTCTTAAATTTCTCAAAGTACTTTGGTTTCTTACCCTTATTCAAGAGTGGAACATTGTCATAATATTTATTGATGTCAAATTTAATATTTTTATAGTTCATATCAAAAAGATCAACTGTCATAACGTTACTAGAGTAAGATCCTATATTCAATCCTTTCAATACATCCACTGATGAACTCACTCGTACACTGTCAACAGATAAAATACTTTTTTCATCGGGAGATTCTAACTCTGCTGGTTCGTGACCAACAATAATAGTTTTTACAACGTCATCAGTAGCAAATTTGTCATAGGACTTAAAATTATACCCAAATTTATTTTCAAAGAAAGCGTAACCAGCACTTGCAGATGCACCACTACCGCTAGTTGGAATAGATTTTGAAGCGAGCCATGATATTATAGTGAATGGACACCAGAATGGTGATACAAACGAATACTTATTAAAAGTAGGTTCAACATTCTCAGGAGCTATGAGTACTGGTGTGTTTAAAACACCTCCCAATATATCATTAACAACTATCTCATCTATCCTTTTACCTTCACCTTCACCAAACCTTCTTGACAATTTTATTGCAGCATTATTAATGAAGTCTGGTGTGCATAGCATCAGAGTTGCTTTTGATGTAGTGCTAGTTGTAACTCTGTCTTGTATGTCATATATGATATAATATCCACCGATAAGATTCTCATCATCATCTACTATCTCAAGATAAACTT